GGACACCGGCGCGCCGGTGCTGTCGATGGACGGCCTGTCAGGGTACGCAGCGTTCGATGGCTACGGCCATCTCTTCGTGACATACGCCGGCAACGTGTACGGGATCATGAGCACCGGGACGCAGAGCGTGACCCCCGTCGCGCGCGAGACTGTTGCCACGCTTCGTCGACCGAGCGCTGCACTCTTGGCGTCGCACGCGGCGAAGTCATCAGCGATCGCCAAACAATCGGTCCCGCACCCGCCGACGGAGGTCGAGTGCGATCCCAACGTCGGATGCACCGACGGTGGAGGTGGCGGCGATACATGCGACCGACTCTGCCGCTCCTACTCCGAGTGCTGCTTTGGGTACTCGTGCATCGGAGCAGGACAGGGTCTGGTTGGGGCTTGCATCCACACCGGATTTGTCGAGGACCCGCCGCCGTCGACGTGCGGGATCAATGACCCAAGCCCGAACTGCAGGCCGTGATCTCGCTGGTCGCGTGAGACTCGCGAAGTGAGCAAGGGCGCCCGCTGCAGAGCGGGCGCGACCACCATGCTCCGATAACGGAGCAGCAGAGAAAACAGGAGAACGCTATGAAGATTCTTATTATTTTACTGATATCTATGATGATCGGGTGTGTTTCCGAGCCGAACGCGCCCGGCTCGTCCAGTACTCAACAGGACGAGATCACGCCGTGCGGCCCCAATGATGACCCCGCGACATGTGGAGGTGGCACTGGAGGTGGAGGTACGGGTGGTAGCCCAGGAGGTGGCGGTGGTGGCGGAGCCTACTGCCCTGCCACCTGCAGCGTCGGCGCTGGTGATTGCCAGACCTGCCCCGGAACCACATGCCAGAGCAACGGCCACGGCGGCCACTCTTGCCAGGTATCGATCCCGCAGGACTAACACGCTGGTCCTAAGCAGAGAGCTAGCCCGCTGCCCGAATGATCTAGACACGTAGCAGTACCGCGCTCGCCAGGCGCCACCTGGCGTGCGCACCCACTCGACACCACGACACAGCAACAGGACACCCATCATGGCCACTCGCAAGCCCAAATCACCCGCGCCGAAGAAGCGAACTACGCGTACGCCCGAGCCCTGCAATCACAAGCTCGACAAGTACGTGTGGCGCGGCGACAACGCTGTCGCGAGGGTCTGCGCCGTGCCGCAGTCCGACGGCGTGTTCGGCTGCGGCGCTGTGCTGTCGCTCGGCGAGAGCAATGACGAGCCGTTCGAGGTGCAGATCGAGATGCGCGCGGTCGATCTCGAGTCTGCGGAGCGCGCCGGCGAGTGGACCGAGGTCGCGGAGGAATTCGAGGTCGAGGGCTGGCTCGACCTCGGCGAAGGCCTCGCCGCCGCAGGCACCGACCTCGGCAGCTGCGCCGGATGGCTCGCGCGCCAGATCTACCCGGTGCACGTCGACCACTTCCCTGAGGCGCTGGCCGGCGAGGACTGGCCGGTCGAGCTCGTCGCCCGCATCGCGCCGACGCACCCCGCGATCGCTGCGGCGCTGAAGCTGCGGCAGGCCAAGCAGGAGGCGGCCCGCGCCGCCGAGCTCGACGCGATGGAGTACGAGGTCACGCGCGACGCCGAGCCGGACCCGCGCGACGAGGAGCCCGGCGTGCTAGACGGCATCGACCAGGCTGATCCGGCGCCGCCGCACGAGATCGATCTTCCGCACCCGGCGGCGGTCGCCGACGACATGGCCGACGCGGCCCGGACCCTGAACGCCGAGCTCGCCGCCGGCGCGTCCGACCAGCCGCCGAGGTCATGGCCGCCGCACACCGGCTGCGATCCGGACTCGGTCGACGCCGATGTCGCGCGGCCGGGCGAGGGCTGCGAAGGAGCCGAGCCGTGAGCGCCGCGATCGTCGCCGCGTTGCTCGTCGCCTGGGCGATCGGCCTCGCGACCGGGCTCCTGATCCGCGGTCACGCCGCCGGCACCGGGCATCGCCCGGCCGTCCTGGTCGACGCGCGGCCCCGCGTGGAGCTCGCGTGCGGGACGACGAGGGCGCCGCGGCGGAGGCAGCACAGGAACCGGGCGGACCTGCGGAAGGCGCTGGCGCGATGACGCAGCACGAATTCATGCTCTACCTGCGCCTGTTCGACGCGCTGCGCGGCCTGCGAGCGATCGACAAGAACGCGAGCATCCAGGTGCACGGCAACGTGGCCGGTGCGGCACTGCGCACGTGGGCGGCAGCAGAGAAGCTCGACGTCGTCCCGGAGACCCGCGAGATGCCCGACATGGGCACGTGGACGACGTTGGTCCTGACGCTGCCGGGCGAGATCACGTGGATGGTCATCGCCCATCTCGAGGATCACCAGTCGCTCACCGCCCCAGTCGAACCGACGGACGACACGGAGATTCCATTCTGATGACGGCGCAGCTCTACACCAGCTCTCGGCTCCGCGTGATCCGCGAGTGCTTGCGCAAGCATCACTACCGCTACGAGCTCGGCCTGCAGACCGAAGCGACCGCGGTGATGCGGTTCGGCACGGCTGGGCACGCCGCGCTGGAGGCTTGGTACCGGGCGTGGATGGCGCCGGTTGTGCCGTTCACCGGCGGCGGGATTCTCACCGACACCGAAGCTCCGATCACGGCGCAGGATCGCTACGACCATCTGGTTAATCGCCTGTCCGCTGCGTTCGCCGTCGTCGACGCGTCCGACCTCGATCCATTCGACCGCATCAAGCTCCGGGTCCTGATCGTCGCGTACCACGAGCGCTGGGGCGGTAAGGACTGGGAGGTGCTCGCCGTCGAGGTCGAATTCCGTTACTACCTCGGCGATCGCGAAATCGGCGGCAAGATCGACGCGATCATCCGCGACCGCACGGACGGCCGAATCTACGTGGTCGAGCACAAGACAACAGGCGCCGATGCATCGCTCGGCTCGCCGTACTGGGAGCGGCTCACCATCGACACCCAGGTCAGCGTGTACATCGACGGCGCGGCGATGCTCGGCCACGACGTTGCCGGCTGCATCTACGACGTGCTCAAGCGGCCGGCGCACGAGCCCAAGCTCGCGACGCCGATCGAGAATCGCGAGTACACCAAGGGCAAGGGCTGCAAGCGCTGCGGCGGCTCGGCAAAGCCCGGCGCGGTCGAAAAGGGACGCGGCAGCTACGACGTTGTGTTCGGCAGCGAGGTCAAGATCGTGCCCTGCGACGAATGCGCCGGCACGGGCTGGAAGAAGAACGCCGCAGGCGTTCCCGAAGCGCCGAGACTTCACGCGAACCAGCGCGACACAGACGAGCCCATCGACGAGTTCGAGGCACGCGTGGTCGAGGCGATCGCCGAGAGCCCCGACGCGTTCCTCCTGCGCGGCGTCGTGGTCCGGCTCGACAGTGAGCTGCCAGCGCTGCGCCAGGACCTGCTCGACGCGATCGCGGTGTCCGATACCGGACTGACGCCGCGGAATCCAGACGCGTGCGCCAGGGGCAACACGATGTGCGGCTACTTCGAGATCTGCGCTGGTCGCGCCAGCGCCAACGACTTCACCCGCGGGTCAGCTCATCCCGAGCTCGAATCCGCGAAATGACCTAATGCCGAAAGAGGGCAATCACGACATGGCAACTACAACCCCCACTCCCACTCCAACTCTGAGACCCGCGCCAACCCCGGCGCCCGCACCGCGCCCGGCCAGCGCAGCGAAGCCATCCACGGCGACCCCCAGGCAGGCCGCGCCCGCGGTCAAGCCCAGTCGCATCGGCCTCGCCAAGCGCGAGCGCCTCCAGGCACCACTGTTCTACCTCTGGTACGGCGTGGAGGGCATCGGCAAGACGTCACTGATCGCCGACATGCCCAACCCTCTGCTGTGCGACATCGAGGGAAGATCGACGCGCGTCGAGGTCGCTCGATATCTCTACCGCGACGAGCCCGGCGGCCATATCCCGCGTAGCTACGAGGAGTTCATTTCCGGTATCGAGGATCTGATCGCGAACCCTGGGCACGGGTTCGGCACGCTCGGCATCGACACCTCCGACGCGCTCGAGGCGCTGCTCCACGCCCACATCTGCAAGCGCGACGGTGAGCAAAACGTCGAGGGATACGGCTACGGCAAGGGTTACAAGGTCGCGGTCGCCGAGCTGCGCGTCCTGATCTCGAGGCTCAACGTGCTGCGCTACCGCGATGGCATGAACATCGCGATCGCGGCGCACGCCAAGGCCAAGACGTTCAAGAACCCAGAGGGGCCGGACTTCGACCGCTGGCAGGTCGTCGGCGATGACCTGTTCACCGCGGAGCTGCGCGCACGCTGCGACGTTGTAGGGTTTCTCCACTTCGAAGGCGGCGGCGCCAAGCTGCCCGACGACGCGAAGGCGAAGAACGCTCGCGCCCGCGGCTGGGATACCGGCCGCCGGCTCATCGAACTGGTCCGCACCGCGGCATGGGACGCCAAGACGTGCTTGTCCGTGCCCGTGCAGATCGAGCTCGGGCAAGCGCATCCGTTCGCGCCGTTCGCCGAGGCAAAGGTTGTCGCGCAGGATGCGACCGTGGAGTCGCTCAACGCGGAGATCGAAGTCGAGCTGCAGCGCATCACCGGAGGCGATCGCGAGCTCGCGTTCGCCACGTCGGCCGGCAAGACCACGACGTGGACCGCGCTCCTCGCGTTGCCCGACCTCGACGTCACCGCGCTGGCGCGCATCCTCGCCGGCCTCAAGTCGACCGAACCCGTCATCACCACCCAGGCACAGGAGTAGCCAATGCTTCCGCTCGTCAAGGCTTATTACGCCGCCAAGGCGTCCGCATCGCCGATCGCGTTTGGCGAATCCAAGAACGGCAACGTCCAGATCGCCGTCGAGTTCGAAGTTGATCACCCCGATTTCTCAGGCGAGACCATCACGTGGATCGGCCACTTCACCGACGCGACGGCCGAGCGCACGCTCGAGTCGCTGCAGATCGCCGGCTGGAGGGGAGAAGACGTGGCAGAGCTGCTCGGCGTGGTCGGGTCGGATGCGCTGCCTGACGTCGTCTCCCTTGCCTGCGACGTCGAGGAGTATGAAGGGAAGCAGCAGCTTCGCGTGCAGTGGGTGAACCGGCCGCGCGGGCACTTCAAGTTTCAGCAAGATGCGGACCCCGGCGCGCTGCGCGCGCTGGGTGCGCGGCTGCGCAGCACGGTGAAATCGCTCCGCGCGGGTGGTGGGCAGCAGCGACAGCGCTCGGTAGCGCGGCAGGCCTCGGCCGACGCCGGCGGTGGGGCGACGCATCCCAACGCGCCTGGCAACCGCGACGACATCCCGTTCTGACCATCGCCGGGTTGGCGGCCCGGCCAAGAAACGCCCGCCGGCATGGTGCCGGCGTCTTGCTCGCCGCGCATGGGCGCGCCGACACCGTCGGCGGCTGGTTCGATTCCAGCGACAGGCACGAGCGGAATACGCAGCAGCACATCCAAGGAGCGCGACCGTGAAGCACGAATTCAGAAACAGGTGGACCGGGGCGGTGATCCACACGGAGGAGATTCCGGACAGTCCCAATCCGACGCGAACGGCGCTGGAACAGATGGCCATCCGGGGTCGGGACCCGGGCACGCTCCGCAAGCTGCGTGAGCTCACGATCGCAG